TTATAGAGCCAATGAAAAGAGAAGAGCAGATAAAATGCTTGAGAAAGTTAACGAGAATGGAATGACTCAGGTTAAGATTATTACTGGTAGATCAAAAACTGGAACACAAAACAAATGGAGTAATATAGAGTATTGCAAACCAGAGTTTCCGTTAATAGGTGATAATGTTTTTAAGGATTCTATTGAAGAATTCTGGAAGGACAAAGAAGTTAGGTTTGCTTACATGAATAATTGCGTAGGTTGTTGGTGGAGATCGCCTTTACTTTTAAAACATATGCATGAGAAGCAACCAAATAAGATGCAATGGTTTGCAGACATTGAAGAGGAAGCAGGAAGCAGATTTAAAAGTGAGGTAAGTTATTCTGAGATAATAAAATGGAAGCCTCAAATGAGGTTATTTGATGAAGACTTTAACGAATGTGATAGTGGATATTGTGGATTATAAAAGGAAGATGTTAGATGGTCAGAGATTTGAGATCAATGGAATGGAGTTCGTATGCATAGAGACTCACGCATATTTCCAGACTAGAGTAGATGATGAGGAATCTGATATAGATGTAGGATCTAGCTTTTACATAGTAAGGAATACATCAACTGGGAAACTGCATAAGATCCCATTCAGTAAAATAATAAACAAAGAAAAAGAGATTACATGGAAGACTTAAGCAAAGTGATTGAGGCGTATTTTGATGAGATAGGAGTGATCCCTAATGGGACTAGACAACTAGATCAAGTATATGCTAGATCAGCAATGATGGTATCAATGAGAAAGTATATGACCTTAATGCATATAGGGAGGATCTTTGGTAAGAACCACGCAACGATCCACCACGCAGTTAAGAATCACGAGTTAAATCATAATTGGTCTGCTCTATACAGATTCTTCTATGATACTGCTCAGAAGATTCTTATAGAATCACCAGTCCAGAAGTTTGAGAATGGCAATAGATTACAAGCCTAGTTCACTAGACAGAAGATGAGAATCATAGAACTAGAGCACGAGGTTAGTAAATTAAAACACGAATGTGTACAATTAAATGATAACATCGGTATATTGCAGAAATACAAGAAGTTATATAACGAACTTATAGAAGATGCAATTAGAGTTTAGCGCAATAAGTGGGGTGATGGTAGGTGTAAATTATGCCTACTATCAACCAACACCTGATGAATCAGGACTTCACTTGATACAGATAGCCTTAGGCATCTTCATGATACAATTATCATGGGCAGAATAGAGAAGTCTTACAGAGAAAATTTCAAGAGGTTAACTGGCTTCATCAAGTCTTATACAGATGGAAGCTATGAGGTAGCATCTGACATAGTGCAGATGGTGTTTCTTAAATTATTAGAGTTAGAGAGCGAAGGGAGGACAAACTTTTACGAGGATGACTCCCTTAACTTTTTTTATGTATATCGTTCCTGCATCAATACGGCATTAAAGTACCAGAGAGCAAAGAGAAGGATTGACAAGGTCAGTATAGATGATATACATTTTGACTACCATCTAGATCAGCCATATCCAGAAGAGCGACAAGCGATGGAGAAACTCATAGAATATATGGAGGAAGAGATCGGTGATCTCCATTGGTATGATTCAAAGATGATGAGAATACATATGGAGGGAACTTCTATGAATAAGATACACAGAGAGACAGATATAGGTTTAACATCAATAAAGAACACAATCAAAAATGGCAAAGCGAAAATCTACAACCGCATCAAAGAAGACTACGAAGATTACAAAAACGGAGACTACGACAAAATCTAAGGGGCTAGGTGATACTATTGAGAAGATCACAGAAGCTACTGGGATCAAGGCAGTAGTCAAGGCGATAGCAGGAGATGATTGCGGATGCGATAATAGAAAGGACAAACTCAATAAGTTATTTCCATATAGCAAAGAGCCTGAGTGCTTAGAAGAAGAAGAGCGAGAGTATCTATCATCTGGAGTGCTTAATGGTAGGACATTGAAGCATAGTGATAGAGAGCGTATTGCTCGTATACATTCCAGAATCTTTAGCCACAAGTATAGTGTGCCCTGCACCTGCTCACCTAAGATCTGGATTCAATGGATAAAGCAACTTCAAGATCTACTAGATGCAACTGAGTAACTATCTAAAGAAAGGACTACAACAATCTGATGATAGGACAAACCATTGTGTATCTATTGGAGAGGATGGTGAGGCTCTGTTCAAGGAGTTGACTGGAGCTATAAAGTCTAGCCTAGCAGATGACAAGAAACACATTGATTTCTATTGGGAAGGAAAGTGTATAGATGTGAAAGGCTTAAAGCCTATGCATAATCATGGATTCATTCTTTTGGAGTTTCTTAATGTTTGGGGATATCATGGATGGTGTGCTAAGGAATCTAAAGAAGAGTTCATTGCTTTTCAATTTCCTGATAGATTCTATGTGTTCAAGAAGGATGATCTAAGGTCTAGGGTGATAGAGAAGTGCGAGAAATATAGTTCAGAGGTGGTACTAAGAAAGAACAGAGTAAAGCCATCACAAGGCTTATATAAGTGGATAGGTAGATTCGGTAAGCAGGATGTGTTTACTTATTTAAGAATAGAGGATGTTGAAGATCTGATCTGTGATATCCTTCCATATACCATAGAGAAATGATACTGATATTATTTGGAGTAGGTTTAGGCGTAGCCCTGAATCAAATAAGAGGATTACAGAAGAGGGTTGAAGACCTTGAGGAATTCATTGGTCAAACTTTTTTTGATGATGATGAAAAATAATTATTAAAATTCATTGTTAATTCAAATATCTTTCTTAGATTTGAGTATCATTAAAAGAGAGATAGATATGAAAACTACAATCACACTAGAACAACAAAGAGAGTTATTAATTAACCAAATTGCAGAACTAAATGCAAAAGGTGAGGACACAAGTGTAGCGGAATATCACTTAAAAACTTTAGATGCAGCCAAAGCAACGGGTTTGAAATACAGAGATTCGGATGAGAGTATTTACGAAACTTTCAGCTACTATTACACTAGCCGCAATACGGGTGGTAAAAAATGGAAAAATGGACATCTTTACTCAACCCGATGGGGAGTAGCTATTCATAATGTTTACAAAAAAGAATGTTTCAAATAAATAACTTAATACTAGAAGAGTAAATAATCAAGGGAGGGGGAACCCCCTCCTTCATTTAATATAGAGAGAGATATGAAAAAGATTGACTGGAAGAAAGTAAAGATCATGGCTGCCTTATATACGATGGCTACTATTGCATTGATGGCATTCCTTGCCCTTTATGAGTTTGTTGAATATCTAACTTGTGTATCATGTTGATGCTTGATGGATCGGATTACGATCAGGATTGGCTAACTCAAAAAGCAGTAGGTGATGAGTTCTACTATGGAACACTTAACAAACTAGCGTTATCCTCATCCAGTTGCAAACTGCTTCTAGATAGCCCAAAGACATTCTACAATGTCCAGAGGTATGGATCTAATATGTCAAGCCCTGCACTCTTAATGGGCAGAGTAATCCATGTAATGATCTTAGAGTCTGAGAAGTTTGATGACATCTTTGAGGTAGTAGATGTGACTAGTAAGAATACTAAAGCCTTCAAAGAGGCTCAACTTGACAATCCTAAGGCTTGTATCACTACTAAGGACTTCAAGGCAGGTGAGAGGTTGACAGATGCATTCCATAGAAACGAGATAGCAAAGAGTTACCTGAAGGGATCAGAGACTGAGATACCTATGGTGGATCTAGTTGGTGGATTCCCATTCAGAGGAAAGGCAGATATCAAAAGAGGTAGCGAGATCATAGATCTCAAAACAACAACCGATCTAAAAGCCTTCAGATATTCAGCAGACAAATATGGATATGACCTTCAAGCATATATCTACTGCAATCTATTTAAGACAAACTACAAGGACTTCACATTTATAGCCCTAGACAAAGCATCCTGCGATATAGGCATATATGATATATCAGAGGAGTTCTACAAGAGAGGTGAGGCGAAGTTCAACAGAGCAATCTCATTGTATAGAGAATACTTCGTGAAGGGTCAGGATCTGGATACCTACACCATTAAAGGAACATTATGAAAAAGCATACTAAGATCTATATGAGCCACTTCGGTTATGTCTTAGATGATTTCATAGGGTGTGAGATCTGTGGATCTAGAGCAGTTGATATTCATCATATAGAGAATAGAGGTGCAGGAGGTTCTAATGATAAGGATGTTATAGAGAATTTAATGGCGGTATGTAGACCTTGCCATATAGAGCATGGTGATGTACCTTATAAGATAGAATGGCTAAAAGGAATACATAATAGACTGATATGAAATATATTTTAAAATCTCATTCTATGAGAGATAATAGATCTTCTTCTATAAATAGCGCAATAACTACAAAGGTAAAACCTGAGCCTTTTAGAGTATCTGATGGGGTAATGAAGATCGGTAAATTTAAGACCAAGAAGATTTCAGATGTTCCAGAGTATTATCTAAAATGGATGCTTAAAAATATAGATTTAGATCCTCAAAGAATTTCAATGATAAATAATTTGCTATGAAAAAGATGAACCAATTCCTACGCATTGCAAATGCTAGACTAAGAAAGATATATCCTAACAAGCAACAGAGAATTTCTTGGGCAGCTAAGATGTATGTGAGATGGATAAATAGAAAAGAAGAATAGAAAGAGAGAGGCAGGTTATCTTAAACTAATCCCTTGTAGGGAAACACTTTATGGTTAAATACGCCCTGACCTCTCTCTTCTTAACACCAAAGAGATATGACAATACTAGAACTAATGCAGAGAGATCTGGATCAAAACGGAATAGAGAATGATTAGCCTAATAATAGTAAGCATCATGTGCATATATATGATCAGGAGAGAAAGATTATCATATTTAGAATCAAAGGATAAATTGAAAAAATATGAATGAGTTTGAAGCATTTAAGAATGGAGTAAAACTGATGGCATTGTATCAGGTAACTCTAGAGCAGATGGATATCATGAAAGGTTCTGCTATATACTCTCAGAGAGTAAAGCAACAGATGAATAACCTAGAGAAGTCTATTGAGATGCTTATCAGAAAGCCTATGGAGGCTCTAGACAATACTGATGAGATAATGATGACAGACATACAGAACAAAATAGATATGATCTTAGATCTATCTCTAGAGGAAATGGCTATATTAAGAGGATCAATTAAAGATATGAGAGATGAAGAACTGGTTACAGATTGATTTATTCAGTTGGAACAAAATAGATAAGGGATGGTGGGCTATCTACTTTCTGAAGTTAGAAGGCAAGACATGGAGTTGGCATCTGTTATTCATAGAGGAGAACTTGGATAACTATCAGGTTGAATGGTTTTCTTTTCGTCTGGAGAAATGAGCAAAGCAGGATCTGATCTAATGCTAATGAACAGAAAGAACTATATAAAGCTACTAGAGATAATGATCCAGTTGGATAATAGAGGCAAACTTGCTCCCCATGAGAGGGAGTTCTTGCGTAATTTAGTTGAGTATTAAAGGGTTATATAATTATGAAGAAAGTAAACATCAGGGATATCATCCCTAACAAGGAGAATCCACGATATATAAAAGGAGATAAGTTCCAGAAGCTAGTCAATAGCATCAGAGAGTTTCCTGAGATGTTAGATCTTAGACCTATCGTAGTGAATCAGGAGATGGTAGTTCTAGGAGGTAATATGAGATTGAAGGCTTGTACAGAGGCAGGACTTACAGAAGTGCCTATTATCATAGCAGAGCATCTTACAGAGGATCAAGAGAAGGAGTTCATCATTAAGGACAACTCTAGCTTTGGTGAATGGGATTGGGATCTTCTAGCTAATGAATGGGATGTAAATCAGTTGGCAGATTGGGGACTAGAGATACCAAACTTTGATATTGAAGAAGCAATAGATGAATACCCAGAGAAAGAAGAAAAACTACTGATTAGTGTTAGATGCGAAAACGAGCAATCACAAGAGGCTCTGTATCAGTATCTAATAAAAGCAGGATATGATGCTACCAAGAAATAACAATGGACAAAACTGAACAACATAAAAAAGCAATGCTAGAAGCCTTAGAGAAATCTCTAGGAGTGGTAACATCTGCTTGTAGATCGGTAGGCGTAGGAAGGACTACACATTATCTATGGCTTGAGAAAGATCCAGAGTATAGGAAGGCAGTTAAAGATGTGGAGAATGTAGCAATAGACTTTGCTGAGACTCACTTACATATGCAGATAAAGGATGGCAATCCTAGTAGCACGATCTTCTACCTTAAAACAAAGGGTAAGAAACGAGGATACATAGAAAGACAAGAGATCTCTCATGAAGGGATTAAGACCTTCACTATTGAAGAAGTGGATGAGTAACATCCAAGTAAATAAGGTCTATGGTCATTTAAAGAACTCAGATAAGAAGATCATAGTAGAGCAGGGAGGGACAAGGTCTGGAAAGACCTACAATATCCTCTTGTGGATTATCTTCTATTATTGTGATAAGAATGAAGGCAAGACGATTACAATAGCTAGAAAGACATTCCCTGCGGTTCGCTCATCTGTCATGAGGGACTTCTTTGAGATCATAAAGGCTGCTCAAATATATAGAGAGGAGAATCACAACAAGTCCAACTCAGAGTATATGCTTAATGGCAATATGATTGAGTTCATATCTATGGATCAACCTCAGAAGATCAGAGGTAGGAAGAGAGATCTAGCATTCCTGAATGAAGCTAATGAGTTGACCTTTGAGGATTGGCAGCAGATAGTATTCAGGACTAATGGGAGAATCATTCTAGATTATAATCCATCAGATACTTTCCATTGGATCTATGATAGGGTGATACCTAGAGAGGATGCAGAGTTCTATCAAACGACATACAAGGACAATCCATTCCTAGATCCTACGATCATTCAGGAGATTGAAAGACTAAAAGAAACAGATGAACACTATTGGAGAGTCTATGGACTTGGTGAGAGAGGAACGAACAGAGCACAAGTATTCCAATTTACAACGATTCAGGAAGTACCTCAGGCGGCTAAGTTTTTGGCTTATGGTTTGGACTTTGGATTTACGAATGATCCTAGTAGTCTTGTGGGATGCTATCAGCATGGCGATAATCTTTACTTTGAGGAACTTATCTATTCTACTAATCTTACTAATCAAGATCTGGCTAATGAGTTCGGGAAAGTTGGTATAGGGAGATATGATGAGATCTTTGGAGATAGTGCAGAGCCTAAATCAATAGAGGAACTGCATAGGATAGGCTATAACATCAAACCAACAACGAAGGGAGCGGATAGTATTAATGCAGGAATTGATATGCTTAAACGCTATAAGATCCATATCAAAGGATCTAATCTCATGAAGGAGATGGAGAATTATAGATGGGCAGAGGATAAGAATGGTAACCTCCTGAATAAGCCAATAGATAAATATAACCACGCCATTGATGCAATCAGATATGGAGTGTATAACAAACTAAGCAAACCGAACTATGGTAGATACGCAATCCGTTAGCATAGAGATTCCAGAGAATCTATCTGACATATCTCTAGAGAAGTATAAGAAGTTTATACTCATGGCTAGTGAGGAGAATGGAGATGAGATAGCATTATATCAATTTTGTGGATTGACTCCACAGATGCAGGAGGGTATGAAGAAGAATGATCTAGATGAGATCAGGACTCAACTTGCTAATGTGTTAAGTGAGAAACCTTCATTGATCAAGACCTTTAAACATAATGGAGTAGAATATGGGTTTCATCCTCACCTAGAGGATATATCTATGGGAGAGTACATTGACCTAGAGGAGTATCTAAAAGATCCTTACAAACAAGCAGAGAAGGTTCTAGGTGTTTTATATAGACCTATCAAGCAGGAGAAGTTTGGAAGATATCTGATAGAGAACTATGATCCAGATAAGCATAATGGGATGGGCTTTCAGAGTCTAGGTGCTGACATCTTTCTAGGGTGTCTGCTTTTTTTTTATCGTTTAGAGAACAGATTGCAACAAACTTTCCTTCAATCTTTGGAGAAGGATCAGATGATGGCTTTGACCTCAGAACTCAATTCAGTAAGAAGTGGGGATGGTATGGAGCAATACACCAAATTGCTAAAGGAGATATACTCAACATTGATAAAGTAACGGAGTTACCAATGAGAACCTGCTTGACTTTTCTGGAGTTTGAGATGGATAAGGCTGAGGTAGAAAAATCAATGATGAAAAAGTAATTGAAATTTATTGTTCATATCTAAAATATAATATCTATATTTGAAATATAAAACAAAGAGAGATATGAATTTATACGACAAATTAAACGATGAACAAATAAAGATATTGGATCAGCAGATGATCCTTTATCCTTATTCAGCGAAGGCATTGACGAGAGGATTGAAGGAGAACAGATACTGCTTAGATCTAACATTGAATCAATGTCATAGAGTAGCCTCTACATTTGGCTTTGAATGTACCTTGGTTAACATTATAAACTTCTTTGAATAATGGACTATCTAGATATAGAGTTGATGCAACATCAGGATGATCAAGATGCGACTTGTGAAGGTTGTGGAGGTTGTTTAATTGATCAGTATTATGACTGCTCTTGTGAAGAGGAAGAAGAGATATTAGGGATCTAGTGTGGTAGCTAGGTTGGTTTGGTTGAGGAGGTCTGTGGTGGATCTCCTCTTTTTTTATCCCTATTTTTACGAATAGGGTTTTTTAGTTATATGAAGAAAGGATATTATCAAATCACAGAAGCACTTCAAAGTGCAGCAGAGGCTAATGACCATATCAATCAGGTATCATGGGGAAACATATTTGATCTAGACTTTAAGAAGATGGACATGTATCCAGTAGCTCACCTGATTACTGGTAGTGCTACACTTCAGGAGAGAACTATTAACTATGAGTTTGATCTTCTAGTGATGGATGTAGTGGATTATAGCAAAGATGCAAAGGATATCTTTGAGGGAAATATGACTAAGCAGGATATATACCACAGAACACTAGCGACTATCTCAGAGATCCTAGCAACCTTCAGGAGAGGTACTGAATATGATGCATACTTCAGGTTAGTGAATGATCCAATAGCAGAGCCATTTGATGAGGACTATGAGGCTAACATCTGTGGATGGAAGGTAACGCTAGAGATAGAGGCTGCTAATCCAAACAACATCTGCTAGATGGATAACGCTAACACAAAATTAGCATTAGAGAAGTTTGGGAGATACTTGGTTATAGGATCCAAGAAGAACCTGACACGCAAGAAGAAGAATGTCAAGGGTAAGCTATATGAGAGTTTAGGATACGATGTATCCGTAATGAAGAACTCATTCTCTATGGACTTCCTGATGGAAGAATATGGTGAGTGGGTAGATAAGGGAAGGAAGGCAGGAAAGAATCCTCCATTTGATGCTATAAGAGAATGGGTACAGAATCGCAAGATCCAGTTCAGAGATAACAGAGGTAAGTTTAAAAGCTATGATTCCTCAGCATGGGCGATAGTAAAGTCAATAGGGAAGAAAGGCATAGAGCCGTCCAACTTCTATTCTAGACCTTTTAACTTAGGATACAAGAGATTACCTGATAACATCGCTGAGGCATATGCTTTAGATGTTGAGGAGTTTCTAGAGTTCACATTAGATAAATTAAACGAAGATTATAAAGATGGCAGTAATTAGCCCCATTGGATTAGTAGGAACTAGATCACCGATTCTCATTACTTGGAATGGTACTGGAGTTAGTGCAAGTGATATCAAGTATTTTAATCTAGAGATATATGCTTGGAGTGGTGAGGAATCAGCAAAACCTGCTACACCTATTTACACGATTAACAGAACATCAGGATTTGTGGACTCCTTTCCTACTGCTGATATCTCTAAGTTATTAGAGAATGAGTTTGTAAATAGAATATCCAAATTGACTCAGGAGAGCGTAGTCAAGATGAGCCCAGATTCTTACCTATGGGTTCAGGTGGATTATGACATTCAGTATGTTCAAACACCATTTTTAGTGAATGATACTGGATCTACTGCGGTATTCATGTCAACCTATGGCTATGGTAAGTTCACAGAGGGTGCTAATGCTAACATCCAAAGACCTATCCTCCAGAAATACGAGAGATATTCTTCAGATAAGGATGCATTCATGATGCCTATATATCTAGGACTACATGGAGAGGGATTAGATATTAAGTATAGCTATCGTGATAGGGTGATTGCTGATGGAGGTACTATTGAATCGCTAGGGTGTGCTAACATAGGATTAGACAAGATCAGAGTATTGAATGATGATGGCACTAACTATGAGTATACTGCAACAGAGGCTGATGTATATGAAACTAAAGCGGAGGAAAGGGTTCTATTGTTTCCTTCAGGAGTTGCTAACTTATCAAACTTCAAAGCCTCTCAGGGGTGGTCAGGTGCTGCTCCATACAATACTAAATATTATGACATTCAATTAGTGGATGGCTTAGGGAGTGTGATAGAATCACAGAGGATTTACAATAGTTGCGAGGCTAAGTATGATCCGATCTCTCTATATTTCATTAATAGATATGGTGCTTGGGATAGCATGACCTTCTTCAAGAAGTCAGAAACTAGCTTGAGTGTATCTAAGAGCACATATGATCAGGTAATAGGATCAGCAGGTGCATCTGGATATACTTGGGGAAATCAAGCAAGAGGTACAACCTCTTACAATCATGAGGCTAGACAATCAATGACATTGAATACTGGCTTTGTAAGTGAGGACTTCAGTCAGGTAATGGAGGAGATCTTAATGAGCGAGAACATATTGATGGTATATGATCGTACTACAAGTAGATCAGGCATCAGATATAACATAGAGCAATCACAGAGAGCAGTTAACATCGTTACTGATTCCATTACAATGCAGAAGCAAGTCAATGATAAGGTAATCAATTATACTCTAGCTATTGAAATGGCTAATCCAGAGAATGCAATGCTATGATAGAACTATACATAGGATCAAGTAGGCTAGATACCTTCAAGGATGAGGATGTAAATATCAACCTGAGCCTACAAAATGTTAAGGATATAGGTAAGCTATTTACAGACTATACTCAGAACTTCAGCGTACCTGCATCTAAGATCAATAATGCTGCCTTCAAACACTATTACAATGCAGATATATCTGGAGGTTATGATGCGACTCTTAGGCAAGATGCTACGATCTTTCTAGATAAGGAGTTATTCAGAGAGGGTACTATTGAGTTGATGTCTGTTGATTTAAAGAATGGACTAGCTGAAAGCTATGAGATAGTGTTCTTTTCAGCAGGAGTGAACATGAAGGATCTATTTGGTGAGGATGAATTAACAGATCTAGACTTTTCAGTATATGATCATTCTTATTTAGCATCCTCTGTTAAAACTGGGCTAGAAGGTCAGGGACTATTCTCAGGGAATATCATATACCCACTTATCTCTCCAGTTACAGACTGGCTTTATGATACTGCTTCGGGTAGTCATAATCCTGAAAACATTCATTATCATTCTGGTGGTCATTCTCATGGGGTGTTTTATTATGATCTAAAACCTGCGATAAGATTAGCTAGAATTATTGATGCAATAGAGGCTAAGTATGGAATCACTTTTACATCTACATTCTTTGCTTCAAGCAAATTCACAGATCTCTACATGTGGTGTCATAGGAGAGAAGGATATATGTTCAAAGAGCAGGAGAATGGATTTACTGCAACTAAAATAGACTTCACCGCTGCAACTGGATTCTTCAACATAGGCACAGATACGACTACTATTCAAGTAGCCAATAGTGCTATAATATGGGAATACTCTATATTATCTTCTCAAGATTACCAAGTTCACTTTTTTGTAAATGGTGTATATAGAACTAGCAGGAGTCATTCAGGGCAGGTGTCAAATGAGCAAGTTTATCTGTATGGATTAAGTGGAGGGGATCAGGTACAGATGAGGTTCTCACCTCCTACGAATTGGGATGGTGGGACGATCACCTTTGGACAAGTAATATGTGAGGGGACTACATTATCAGGTGTGGGATTGTTCACTTGTTCCAGATTAACAACTCAATCCTTTGCTGCTGATGTGATTGTATCTGATCAGATGCCAGAACAGAAAGTCTATGACTTTATGCTAGGGATTGTGAAGATGTTTAATCTAGTTATTGATCCTAATAGTAGAACTTCATTTAATATAGAGCCTCTGGATGATTGGTATGCTGATGGGGTGAATCATGAAATAACAGAGTATGTAGATCAAGCAACTACTCAGGTAATGAGGCCAGAACTATATCCGAGAATCTCATTCAAGTATCAGGAATCTGATGCATATCTAATGAGATCATATAGAGAAACAAACGGAGGTAGAGCATATGGTGATCTAAATGCTGACTTTAATTTTGATGGCGGTGAGTTAAACATAGAATCTACTATGCAGATTCAGAAATGGCAAAAGCTAGAGGATGTAGATACCGCAGGGGACTTTGTAAACTTCCTAGTAGGAAAGAGCATAGACAAGGAAGGTGATGCATATATTAACCAACCAGTAGTATTCTATTCAGCCACTACATTGAATGTAAGTGCATATCCTATTAGCTTTGTGGATGAGAATGGAGTAATGACATCAGTTGTAGGTTTAAACC